CATTGAGATCGTGATCCGGTTTCTTGAGAAACTGGGTATGCGGTGAATTACCCGTGGGACAGCTGATGCTATCTCATGGTGTAAGGAGGGTCGTGAGACCTTCCTTTATGTCATCGCCCACCCGGATTCCCCTGAATCTGAACCAAAAAGGAACCGACTCCGGAAGGAGTTTTCTCTCCCTCGTGGAGGGGGAAGCCTGCATGAGGTGTCGAAGATTCATCTCCGACTTTACCTCACAGCCCTCACCCTCATGAGAGGAGAAACCCTCCCTCCGAAGCTGGACCTTGCTTCGATTATTGACCCGAGCCCTTTCAAGGCCTGGGATCTTTATCGATTCTGGATTCCTCTTCAGGAGTTTTGGATTGTACTCCGCGGACTACCGGGAGTTAAATCCGTTCTCCCAGGATTCGGTGACCCACCTCGGTGGAAGTCATTCCACTTCTCAACGAAGAAAGGCCCCGGCGGTCGACATGCTCTCCTTGAGAGCTGGGCTGATTTCCTCTCCCTTCCCAAGGAGATGATTCAGTCCATTAAGACCGTTGGGGGCTGACAGCTTGAGAAGAGGATGAACTTTCTCTCTGAGCACCAGGATCTTCTTCTGAAGATCCTGGGTCCAAGGGAGAAGGTCAGTCTTCGGAAGATCACTGGGATCCAAGACCGAGAAGGGAAGACGCGAGTGATCGCTATTCTCGACTACTGGTCACAGACGGCTCTAAAGCCGCTCCATGACCTGATCTTTGGGATCCTTAAGTGTATCCCCCAAGACATGACTTTTAGTCAAGGGGAATTCCTTGAGAAAGTTCAGAGCTGAATCCGTGAGGATCCAGAGCTGGAACTCTATTCTGTTGACCTTTCTAAGGCAACAGATAGATTTCCCATTCTTCTGATCTCCATGGTCCTTCGGGGAAACTTTTCTCCGAGATTCGTTTCGGCTTGGGAGGACCTCATGGTCGGATACCCTTTCCTTGTTAAAGGGAAGGAGGTCCGGTATTCCACAGGAAATCCCATGGGAGCCCTTTCGTCCTGAGCGACCTTCGCGCTAGCTCATCACTTTGTGGTGTTCTGTGCGTGTAAGTGGTCCAGGACTAATTGGCTCCGTTGCCGATATGTCCTCCTTGGGGATGATATCCTCATTGGGGACCCGGAAGTCGG